TTAGAAGTTACCGAAAGTATGTGAAACGATGTTTTGATCCATCTTCCAGTTCATACCAGCAGAGTCACGACCCATCAAACCTTTACGATACTGTTCGCCAATAGCTTCTTGTGGCACAAAGAGGCCTTTTAAGCTGTCAACGATAGTAGCAGAAGTAAATGGCTCAACTACGCATGAACGACGGCCATCACGTGGTGCGCCTTCAGAATCAAGGTAAGCAGCAGCGGTCAAGTAAGTAATCAAACCAGTTGGAGGCGTACCAGCAACGCCAACGATGTTAGCGGTGTTGTTTGCAGCTTGCAAAGTACCATCACGATCAATCTTGTTAGCGATAGCAGCTACAGCAGGCTTCAATACACGATCAGAGAACATATCGAGGCTCAATGCCAAATCTTGCGTGGTGAATTGAGTATCAACGTGGAACTGAGTAGATAGGGTTACAGGAACTGAAGTTTCGTTAAAATCCTCGACCGAAAGGGCGGGCCCTGTAGTTCCAACGAAGCGTCCAGGTTTTCTGACATTCACTGTGTTACCAATTTTGCCACCGACTACCGCAAATTGATCATCGTAATTACGATCTACTTCAGAGGTGAATGTTAATTCGTTTTCCAAGACCATTAACGCTTCGTTAGTGATCTTAGAAATAGTTAGCAAATTATTTGCCATGATTATTTCCTTTAAATATAAATTGATTTATCAGCGTATCCGTTTAGCCTGTCGTGCTGCTTTCCATTGGGCGTAAGTACCATGAAATGCCCCATCTCCATCAATGAGAACATCTTGTGTACCTTTCCCAGCGGTGAGAGGCTTAATCGGTGCTGGTGCTTTACTACGAGCAACAGGTTCGCTTTTGACTTCAGCAGGAGCTTCTTTACGCTCAAACTGAACTTCCAATTTCCCTAATTCCTTGAGAGCTTTGTTAACTGGCAAAGAGGAGATACGTTGGGCAAGGTCATCATCTGATGCTAATTGATATAGGATTTGAGGGCCTACATCGGACTCTAGGATCGCATCCCGTACTTCATCTCGTACTTGGACTTGGCTAGATGCCACCATTTCATCAAAATCAGGCAATTCAGCTTTAGCTTTTTCTAACTTAGAAGTCCAAGATTTAATAACTTCTTGTCTTTCAGTTTCGATTTTGCGTTGCTGTTCTTGCTTATCACGCTCTACTAATGCTTTTTCCGCACTCCATTCAGCTAATGCTTCTGCATATTCAAAAGCATCTTGGAACTGACTTGCTTGGGGTTTCTCGCCCAAAATGTCCTGTTCAATCTGTTGGGGTGCTGGTGCTACTTTGCTCTCAAGTTCTTGTAGGCGGGCTTCTAGGGCTTGCTTTTCGGCTTCAGCTTGTTTAGCACGTTTTGTAAGCTCAGAAAAACGCTTTTCAAGTTTGGGATTTTGTTTAGGCTTGTCTGTTACTTCCGCTTCTTCTTCTGCCGTTGGTTCACTCTCAGCTTGGGCTTCTACCGCTGGCTCTGAGTCTGGAGTTTCCTCGACAGCTTCAGCCACAACGGGAGCTTCTTCACTAGCTAAACCTAATTTTTCAGCATGAAAATCAGCTAAATTCTCACTTGTTACTACATTTGATGCTGTTCTTACTACTTCTGCTTCTGACATGGAATACTCCAAGAATTAACCCGATGAACCCATCGGTAGGCATTACAACTGCTTTTATATCATAAGTGTTGTGTTTTTACAACGCTTAGATGGCTCGTTCTACTGCTTCAGCGTTAGCCTCTTTCATCTCAGTTTTGTTGATGTGAGCTAAAACCAAAGCCAACTGTGCTTTCATCTGCTCAATTTCAAGCTGAGTCTGAGTCTTGATAACTGTATCGTGCGCTTGGGTATCTGTGCGTGACAGAGTATCTTCACGCTTAACTTGCAGGCGCATCTTCTCACGCTCTGTTTCAGCTTCTTGCACTTGCTGTTGGACAGTTGCACGATATTTCTTATCCATCTGCTCGGCTTGTAGGGCTTGCTGAAGGTCTTGGATTTGCTTTTGAGCTTGAGCCAACTGCATCTGAACTTGCGGTGGAATAGGTGACTTATCGTCAATTTTAGCCAATGGATTAAGGGTCGCAAGGCGATCAGCAATAACATCTGCGCCAGGGAAATCCATATTTCTGAACCAAAGATCACCGATTTGTGACATTAAATTAGGATCAGCAGCAAGGATGGTAGCCATAGATTCTGATGCTTCTTGACGTTTGGAGTTGTAGCCAGGGCCTGTATCCATAACGACATCGTATTCGCCAACAGTTACATCGTTGAGAATCTTAGCCACGCCATTTTCGTCTGTGCCTGGCTGATTCAGAGTCACAATCTCAGGTTTTCCATCATCGCCAATGATCCGCATGACTCGTTCTCTGTCATAAATCTTAGGAATCAGATCAAGAATAATGCGACCTGTGTGACGAATACTGCGTGTCAGATTGTCGTAATAGTGGAAATTAGTCATATCCACTTGGGATTGCTGACCTTGCAACGCTTTACCACTCATATTGCCTTGTGGAAGCTGGCTAGGATCAAAAATACCGACTACTGCCATTAAATCTGCGTTCATTCCTGACAATGCAGTCATCACGCCCGCTGGTGGTGGCTCTGGCTGTAAACGAGTAGGAGCTGGAGCTGGTCTGCCCTCAATATCTGTCTGTTTATAGCGTAAAACAGGCATAGCTTTGATATTAGCCATTGCCCATTCGTTCTCGTGTCCTTCGTCTTGACCTTCTGCCAATAGCCATTTTGCTTTGGGCGCTAAAGCGACAGTTTCAGTCAAAGCCGTTGACCAGTAGTTATACATACGTTGTGGGTCTTTAGCCATGCGAACAAGACCAAACTTTTTATGTTTGTCATCGACTCGCACTTCTTGACCATAAGTAGGCACGATTGGGATAAATTTACCCGCCCACTCGCCTTCTTCAAGGATTTCCATAGCGGTGAGCTTGCACCACTTGATCTTCTTGCGCCAAGTTTCACGCTTATCAACGACAGTAATGCCAGCAGCCTCTAAAACCTCTTTAGAAGGGATTTCATCGCTGTAGCCTGTAGTGCCATCAGATAACTGTAAAAGCATCTCTTTTGTGCGTTCTGTGTAGAAATACTCAGCTATGCGTATATCTTCTTTCGTAACCCATTCGCTCTCTGTATCGCCTGTTCCTCTGGATGAGAAGCCCTGGTCAAATTCAGCTTCGGGATACATCTTTTTGAACACGTTTTTGCTGATGACTGTCGTAATAAGGACACGCTCAGCATCGCTACCATCAGGTAGAACGCTATTAGGATCAAAATAGACAGTAAATGGGTTTTCAACTGGCTTAATGTAGATTTCTTGGTCAAAGCTGTCCTCTCTTACATAATCAGTAGTAATGCGCCAATAGCCCCAGCCCATCTTAACTGCGTATTCAAAAGCGTGATCGTAGGCTGAGTCTGCATCGGATTGATTCTCGATATGACGGCAAATACCAGTCAGAATCTCAGCAATCTTTGCATCGGATTCATTGTTCATTCCATGCACTTTGATGCGTGGGCGTTGCTGTCTTTGTTGATTACAGATTTGACGGATATAAGCATCAACTTTATTGATTGTCAGGCATGGGCGAGCTTCTAATACTCGGCTGTTTTGCACATCTACAGGCCATTGATCGCCTGCTGCAAATCTTACGTCATCTAGGGCTTCTGCACGATTATTGCTATCCGAATCATTACAAAGCCGTAAAAAGTCTTTGGCTTCTTCTATTCTTCCGTCTGATTGGGAGTCTGCAACTCTGTCGTATGCCATAGATATTCCTTAATTATTGCCCGATTTTAAGACAACTGTATCATTTTTACTACACATTTTAACCCATCCATGAGCTTGGTAGTTGATAAGTTCCTCGTTGTTTAGGTGCTTTTCTAGGCTCATTAACCATTAATCCGATGTATCGGAAAGCATCCGCCCCATGCGAATAGTTATCGTGTAATGGCTTTTGGCTGAACTGCTTAGTATCAGGATCTACGTCATAGCGATAATGGCGTAGGCATTGCAGCCCTTCGTGTGTGTTGGTCTTATCAAACCAGCACTTGTTAAACATCATTCGGGCAGCATTAATGGAATCAACGATTGGTGTTCGCTCAATAACTCGAGTGTTATACCCTGAAGCTCTAACGATTTCTTCAATACTCTTGCCGTTTGAGGCCAAAGTCTTGTTTCCAGCATCATGAGGTAGCCAAATGGTGTCATATACATATCCATAGGATTGCATTTTAGCCAAGTAATGCGCTATTGTTTCTTGGTTGTTTTCGTAATACCTGATGAGGCGAGTTTCCATGCCAATAAACTGCACAAACCAAATAGCAGTAGCGTCAGCCCAACCGAGGTCAAATACTGCATGGACTGGCTTAATAGGGTCATAAGGGACATTCGTAATCCTTCCGTCTAGCTCTGCCATCGTCATTTCTTTGGCAAAAATAGCACCATCTACAGTCTGACGGCATAAACCTTCCCAGACTGTGTTGTAGGCTTCTCTATCCCTGCTAAATAGGGCATCTTTCTCTAATCTGAGTGTATCTGGAAACCAGGGATTGTCTGACCAATTAATCTTTGCAACTTTGCAATTATCGGGTGGCGAAAGCACAAATCTTTGATATGTTTCGTCTGACTCAAGTTCTGGGTTAAATGTGACCCAAATCTCTGAATTTTCTTTTCGGATCGTAGGAATAAGTACGTTCCAACTTTGCCGACTCACAGCCTGAGCTTCTTCCACCCAGCATATATCTACACCTTCGTAGGACTTGATATTAGCTACGTTGTTTTTCAGGCCTACAAACGCAAACTCTGTGCCGTTTTTGCCTTTAATGGAGTTTTGTGTAATTTCATAGAATGACTCAAGCCTTAATGCAATGATTTGATCAGATAAGAGCTTGTGGACTGATTGGCCTATTGAGTTTTGGAACTCACGGGCGCATAAGACTCTGGTAGTCTTTTTGACACCAAGAACCAATAAAGCCCTCGCAACACCCCAAGACTTAGCCCCACCACGACCCC